TTAAAATTTTTCAGGGAATTGCTTGACGATGCCTTCTGTCAAAATGTCCGCCAAATGAATCATATGGATCTCGTTTTTGTCCGTTGCTGCAATATCCGCTTTCCAATCTCCTTTGAGACAGTTCAGAACTATTTCCGTAATCAATTGAAGGTGCGCATAAAGCATATCTTGCAGCGTTTTAAACTGCCAGTTCGGATTCGCTGCACTTAAAAATTTCGAAATATCGTCAGCGTTTCTATGCCAGTCCGCCTCCAGCTTTTTCACATCCGCCTGATTGCCCGCTTTGGCAGCCGCTACAATTTTCCCAGCGATCAAAATATGCTCTCTGAGAAGATCAGCCAGCTTATTTCCGGCGGCTTCCCCATAATAAGGCTTGATCAGATTCCCGATATCCTGCTGGTTCTGCAAAAGTCGGTCCAAAACGTCCTTCTGGTCTGGACGATTCGATATGGCACTGACAATGTAGCTTCTCGTCCATATTGTATGGTCGATCCAGACTTTCTGCATATCTGTCTTCAACTGCACCATTTTGGGACTGAGGCAAACTGAATCAGCGGCCTTCCCCTCTTTGGCTTGCACGGATACTACTGCCTGCATCATGCTAAAAACGAGTGCCAAGGTCAACAGTAACGCAAGCATCCGTTTGATTTTCATATTCATCTGCTCCTCTGTTCATAGAAAATAAGTCTTTTCAGGCTGTTTTATTATGGTTGAGATACCTGATTTTATACATTACACTTGCCACTTTGAGGTTATTTAGGGTTGTTTTCAATGGTTGCCAAAAGATAGATGAAATGCTCATGGAGTTGTTCAAACAGGCAACAGCCCTCCCCGGTTATCCCCCGGACGGAGGGCTGTGTTTTTGTCGCGTTGTTTTTTCTGTCGTCCGGTCAGGCATCGTAAACATGAGCCAGGGGGCAACTCGCTCAGTCCGCCTGCTGGATCGTTAGTCAATCGCTTTTTCCAGGCGTTCGAGTTGTTCAGTAGTCTTTTGGCAGTCAAACACTATCAATTGCCTTCAAGCCGGCTTCACGTTTCCAGCCCTCCAGCTTCAAGGCCGTAGACGTTTCTTTATCGATAAAATTGTCAGGCTTATCAACATCATACTTATCTGGCCTATCCGTCTCAATCAAACTTGATCAAATTATGCGGGTACACTGGGTCAGCAACGTCACCCGTCTTCCATATCTTCTGGAAAACGCTTCTGCTGAGTGATCCAAGTGACACAATTCTACTAGCACTTAGCGGAATCAATGCATAAGTTGTTGAAGCGTCATGTCCTGCTGCCATTACTGGCCCGTCTGGTGAGAATGTGACAGGTGCACTGTTACAGTCCGCGCCTGGATGAGTGAACAAGTAAATAAAATGATCCTGATCCAAGACTTTACTCGTATTTTGCACCCAACTTCCAAGTGATTCTAGAACAACCGTGTTCCTTCCCCCTTTCCAAAAGAAAAAGCCGCTCGGTTGAGCGACTTCGAAAGTAATGGCTATTAGAGTGCTGTCTAATCTGCAGTACCAGTATAGAAAGGCAAACCGATAGGCGAAGAAGCATTGTGAGCTGCATCTTCAGCAAGAGTGTAGTTGGTATTGCCAGGAGTCAATCCACTTAGATGGACATTACACACGGCGTTCCATCAACGGATAACAAAGGAGATTTACAACGGGCCAATTAAGCGTAAATATTTACAGGATTTGAATGCAACATTTGAATCCACGTAGCAAGTGATAACAAAACAGCCGATTGGATAAATCGGGGAGCCACTCGACAATCAGCTTCATCAAGGAACAGTCAAAAGAAGTTTTCACTGGGTTCGAACCAGCGCCCCACACCTCTTACTTACTTTTACTTACTTTGTATAAAAAAAGACTTTTAATAAAAGTCTCGTGGATTTGAATCACATTCTATTTTTAAAGGCATAAACCAATTTCTCAGGAATTTTCGTGTATCTGAAACTGTTATCGGAACATCGCCTTTTTGAATATCGAGGTACAGGCTATAGCCTCCATCAGATTTAGACTCAATTGGAATCAAGTCAATAAATTCGTTAAAATCTTTTACTGCTTCGCTGGCGCTATCTATTTGTGGTTTGGTTACATCACTTACAATCATCAAAAATTGTCTCTTCAACAATACACCCCATTGTTTTTATTTTCATTATATCACAGTAATGAAAAGCAGGTGGGAAACGAACAGTTGGCGACTTATCGATCTTATCAGAAAATGGTGGCTAACCGCCGCCCTTTGTATTGAGGTTTTGGGTGGGTCATTTGTACCTCTGGTGGCACTTCACTATCCCTACGCAAGTTGAATAGGTCTTTTGGCATCCTCACTCAGAAGACAGCTTTGCGGAAAATTCGATTCCATGATATCCGTCATCCTCATGCAAGCTTGCTATTGAAACAAGGAGTAAATTCGAAAAGGTTGTATTAGAAATGCTAGATCAGGCCAATGTCCGTATTACATTAGATACATATAGAAACCTTTGCCTAATCTCCAGAGAGACACCCGGGATGGATTTGGTAATATATTCTACAAAACCCGAAAATAGCCTAGGTTCGTATCAAAATACAAATTCGTATCAAAACCAATGAAACAACCAAATGACAACAATAAGAAAAACCCCTTGATTACCAAGAGGTTTCAGCATTCATTATATGGTGATCCGGACTGGGTTCGAACCAGCGACCCCCACCCTGTCAAGAATACTTAAACGAAATGTTGTCGTATCAATGACTGGGCTTGCAATTGATATATCAAACCACTTACTTCCAGTATCAATTACCATAAATATATAGTAGTCGAAAAAAGAAGTCAAGTGGTCGCATAAAAATCAACTAAATCAACGACTTCATCTGTATTCTGTACCAAGAAAAAACTGATGGATCACTGTTTAAAGTCGCCTTCAACTGAACATATCCACTGTTTGCATTATTATTTTTCACTGTACAACTCGTTCCACTTTGACTTGTTACTGTTGCCAATGTAGTTGTTGATGATTGATTATCTGCATACAAACTCCACGTTACAGGTTGACTACCATCTGTGATTAATGTTGACCCAACCCGAACCTCAGCATTGTATGTCTTACTTTGCCCACTTTTAATTTCAGTAGGTATGCTATTTGTTGAAGTAATCGTTACTGAAAAAGAGGCAGGTATTTCTTCAACCGTCAATAAAATTGTATCCTTCACTTCTGGCTTATCTGCCAATTGAGCAGTAATAGTTACTGAACCTGTACTTATTGCCGTAATTAATCCATTTGAATCAACTGTAACAATATTAGTATCACTCGTACTGTATACAACCGTTTTGTCAGTGACCGCTTGACTATTGAGCGTTACACTCACATTCAGCTGTAAGGTATTCCCTTCTGTGATGGATGTATCAGTATTCGTTATATTAACTGCAAATACATAACTTCCAGCATCGGCAATTTCATTTTCTTTATCGTCTACAGCATCATTAAACTGATCTTGTTTACACCACAAAATCAGTAAGCCCTTCTGTGTCCTGTCGATTCCTTCAACTGCCCATGCTCGACCCATTTTAATAAAACGCTGCCCTACAGTTATCAGCAATGTTTCTTGATTTTCTTGTAGCGTGACAAGGATTTTACTATTAGGCAAGGGCATGTATTGTCCTGTTTCCACGTCAAATACTTTACCATCTACAATAGTAGGAAACGCCTTTACCATACCTTGGAAATTAAACTTAATTGAATAATCACAAACGCGCATATACGCTCTGTAACGTCCACTACGCTGTCCATTTACCTCTGACAATATAATCCAGTCATCATTATTGAAATGGACTATATCCCCCCTAGAAATGGCTGTGAGAGTGCTTATTTTTTTGTCGTCTACATCGGTTGATAATGTCGAATTGGTAATGACCACTTTGACAGATTGATTATTCAATAGTACATTCTGTCCTAGCGAGTCCAACATGTATTGGAAATCGTCTGTATTGGATTGAAACAGATTAACCATTGGCTATTCTCCTTTCTGAAAGGTATTACTTGACACTCCTGCATTTACTGATCAAAGAGCATAAAAAAAGAGCCATTCGTATTGGCTGCTTTATCTTCATCAATCTTCATCTTGCGTATCTTGCTTTCTAATTGGTCAATTCGTGCCATTAGATTCTCATGAAATTGACTCACCGATTGGTCATCGGATGTGTAATTCTTCATTAATTGTGGCTGATTCGCAATGGACTCAAGGATACTTAATGCCGTTTCATACACCTTTCTTGTTTGCGCTTTGTCGGTTGCATTGTATGATTCTGTAGGATTCAATCCATTTTCGGATAGATAGACGGACATTTCATCAGGTGTAAGAGTGATGGACTTAGTTTCCATCAGCAATCGTTCTTGATTGGTCATTTATTATTCCTCCTTTTATATAGGGAAAAAAGAAAGCACTCCTGATAGAGTGCTAATTACATATTTTTACTCAAGATCGATAAGCACTTTCACCATCAGGAGAAATTTGAAACTTATCTTCAGAATAATCATAAAAAACATAGTCATTATCCCTTAATTTTATTAATGCTACCTTAATATGGGCCGAATTGATAAATTCCTTGCTTTTATTTTTTATTTCTGTTGCATTAAGCCATTTATCATTATTTTCAAATAATACCTTTAAAACTTGTTTCTGAGTTTTGGTTAACTCCAATTAACACGCCTCCTAATAAAGACAATTAACTAGATTATCTTACAACCCAAGTTCCATCTTTAGTTTTAATCGCAGATGTTTTAAAAGTTCCACCAAGAAGATCGTAACTGATATCTGCATTATTCCCCTTCACTTCAATGTAATTAATATTGAACTGTGGGTCTCCACCATTTTCTACAATTTCTCTGGCAACTTTGCCATACAAAGCAGATGAGATTTTCCCCTTATCGTTGTCGCAACTGGACGCAATGAAAAATAAAATTAAGCCAACTACAATTAAACCTATGATCGTTTTTTTATGACTTTTCTTTTCAATTTGTTCCATGTACAGCATCCATCCTTTTTATAGGTGAATTTAACCATAAACATAGGTCTATTCGAGTTATTTATCAGCAAAAACCTAGTATTTGGTCGAATACATTATTGATACTCAGTGATTTCGACTGAATATCTTTTCATCTTGGCTCTATGTTTTGTCATAACTTCAAAATACTTTTGTTCATTTGGTCGTAATCCTTCACTTGCTACAGCATAAGTCCAATCTGTATCTATTACTTGATTATTTACATCTAAATAGGTCACCTTAACTTTTATGTATGATAATGACTTACTACCGTTATTTTTCACTGCACCAGTAACATAAATATAATCGCCATCAACTTTACCATTTTTCTCGGTAATTTCTAAAGGATTAGCATCTCTTCTTGCTTGCTCTAATTGTGCATTTTGTTTTCTTTCTAAAATGCTATTAGCATAATTAATTGCAGATTTAGTTTGATCTAAAAATGTCTGATTATATACCTTTTTTCCATCCTTGTAATCATAATCATTAAATGAAATATTTAGTTTTAGTGCTTCTGTCTCAGATAAATTGTAGTAATTCTTTAGATAATCTAAATATTGATTTTTTATTTCTAACATTTCTTTATCTATCCCTAATTCAGTAGCCCTCTTCATATCTAATTCTTTAATGCCAGTAACAAGATTGATTAATCCATCTTCAAAATTTGTAAAATCGCTCGTAGTTTCTTTCTCATCAATGAATTTGATAGCGAATAATTTTGTACTTGAAAATGTGATCATTTTTACCTTTTCAAATAGCATCACGTCATCTGATTTGGGACTTAAATCTTTGATTTCATCGTATGCTTTATCATAATCTCCGATATTCACATAGTATTCTGCTTGTTGCACATGTTCTCTATAACTTCTTTCAAGATAAATGTAAAATGTTAATCCAATTACGAATATGGCTATTACAGCAACAACAATCTTCCGATTTTTAAAAAGAATATTGTTTCTAACCTCTTGAGATTCAATATCCATAATCCCCCTCCAATTGAATTAATTCTCTTTATATATTACCACCTCACACGAAATGGGTACATAGATTCAGAAATAATCAAAGATAGTGGTCAATAGTATTTTTTTCGAGGGTGTGTAATTGAGTATGCTGTAGCACTTTTTATGCCATTAGGGGTATCGAACAATCCCAATGAAAACTTGATTTTATCACGTCTAAAACCGAACAATACACCAATATCCTTCTCTTTACACTTGCCTATAAGATAGGTTATAGGCAATTACCAGATATTAGGCGAAAAAAAGACCACAATCTCTAGGAGTTAGTGGTCAAGTTAGACACAATTAGCCAGAAATCAGGATCAAGTTGAATAATCAGCAGAAGGAACGCAAAATTTTTGAAATCTCACGTCCCCCTTGCCATTATTATTGCTTGTCTCACAAGATGAAACAGTTAGTATAACATGTGTGCGCGAGTGGATATTATCCCTTTCTACACAATCCCTTATAAATTCTATAATTATTTCCCATCATCATTTCCCGAATCATCTATTTCCTCATCATCTTCCTTACCTTTCTCGCCATCAAAAGTTCCACTTTTATTTCCCACTTCATCATCCTTCAATCGTCCCATTTCTTGCACCACATCTGTCGTATAAGGACTATGTTCCAAGATGCTTTCAATACTAATTGCACCCATATCGCTAAGCACCTTCAAATTATCAATTACCTCTTTAGCCGATTGTGGACGTGCATACTGGAATACAATGCCCAGTGAATCATAAGCATCTTCCCCAATGCGTTTTCCTTTTAACTCCATCAATTTTCTAATCTTATCAAATCGTTCTTCCATTCCTTCACGCATATACTTTTCATTCATGCTGGCTTTAATATCTGCCAAAGAGAACAATAATTTAATGGATACCTCGGACAAATTCGAGATGTCCACTTTTCCCATTGAAACTCCAGGAACTTGGGACACGTCCAGCAGCGTAGTCATAAGCGTCTTATAAATTGTCTCAAACGATTTATAATCCAATTGGTTACTAACCATCTTGAAGTCGCTGCCATCATCAAGGACAATACCTTGCCCGACCACGTTAGGATTGATACCTTCCCCTTTTAACTGCTGTCCGATCACAACTGGAATTGGATTATGATGCTTGTAGAAGGAATCAGTAAACTTGGACAACAAATCCTCCATGCTATTAATAATCGTAAAAATGTCCTCTAAATCGCTTCTGCCTGTTGTACTATCTAATTCATTTTGATTCTTGTAGACAATAGGCAAACCGCTAAGATTATTGTATTCCCCAATCAATTTTAACTGGCTACCCTTATTAGAAAACTTCTGCACCTTATCAGGATAGTAGACAGTGTAATAACTCACATTGTCAGCGGTAGTATAGTGTTCAATAAACGCTATGTAATTATTCTCGTCATCATAAACTGGATATGAATCAGCAGGATCAATTAACTTTGACTTGATTTCCTTGTTCTCATCCAAGTAAATATATTCAAACGCTGTTCCGTATTTAGTAATTTGACTGAGTACATCAAAATCTACTCGGTCATACTTCCCTTTCTTATAAACCTTCTTGTATTCCTTAACCACACTATCTTGACCAGTCAGAGTGACCGGATGGGAAAGTAAATATGATGTACTGAAATTCAATACGTTCTTAGCATACTGCAAAACAATCTTTCTTGGCTTAAACTCTTTGCCATTATACATATACGATGGTGCTTGAAGAATAACATGAGTACCCGACAAGTATTCTTTTATATCAACAATCTTATTGATTCTTTGCATATTGGCAACCGAATTGCATTCCTCAACAAACCATTCTGGATTACCGTCATGGTGCTCACGAATATATTGATCTATACTCATGGATTTACCTCCTTCATTGATGGGTTCATCGTGAACCTGTGTTTTAAACGTACCATTTCCCTGCTTTCATTCCTTGGATCGCTAGAGCTGCGGAAATAACCAAGTCATCATGGTAGCTGTCACCAGTACCACGCTTGTTTCCAAGTTTTCCATCTTGGTCAACAAAAATCTTCATTTGTTCAAGCGTCTGTTTGCACTCAATATTGATCATTCCAACTTCAAATTGTTCCTTGAAGTCAGAAATGAGAATTGCTTTGTTGGCTTTTGTTGTCTGCCAGCCAACTTTTAATCGTTTCTTTCCTTTTTGGTCAAAGGTCTTATGCTTGTACATGTTCAAGTAATTTTTCTCTTTCCTGATCCTCTCAATCAGTGGCAAGCCATAGGAATTGGACTCAATGACAAGAAAACTGAAATTATAGTATCGCGCCAATGAATCAACCACATCTGCAAACTTATAAACAGGTATTTCATTAGAGTAAAAACTTGCTACCTGTTGACCATCATCATCAAAAATACTGATCGTGGAGAAGTCAGAGTTCTTACCTCCACCACTTGCTGTATCTGCGCCCGTAAAATACCTTTTCCCTCGAATTGGAATAGCCCAAATAAAAAACGACTTGCCCACGAAAGGTTTTAACACCTCCGGCAAATCGCTTAATTCATTATTTAGTAGTGGCTCATTCACAAATTGCAAACGCTCAACAATCTTATCCGTAGAGAATACAGATTCATTACTCGTCTGAAATGCTTGATCAGGCGTTGTAGGAAATTCACGATTCCATTTATCTGTGGAGTTTGTAGCAATGTAATACCGCCTAAACATCAATTGCCGTAATGTAGCACCGTACTTTTCAAACAATATCCGCTCATCATGTTCTAAGTCCTTTTCCCTTAACCTGTTGCCCTTGTTGTGGAGTTTATGCCATTCCTCAGCTTCATCGAATGATATTTTAAATTGTTTATGGTAAGCATCAGCCAACCAAGAATAAAACTTGGCATTCCATACGCTTTCCTTGCCACGATATGACTTTAGGAATAGTTCAGCAAAGTAATTGTAGCCCATACCAGTTGATTCAATCCAAATCATTGCCGAATCATTCTTTGCCAGTGCCGGAATGGCAGTTGATAATATTTCCTCTTGTACGTTATTTGGATATTTCCCCATCTCGGAAAAATGAATAAACTGAAACGTATTCCCTGAAATGGCATCATCTCCACCAGCCGTTGAAATGATGATCCTCGAACCATTGGACAGGAATAGTTCATCCCTATTATTTAAACTGTCCTTTGGAAACAAATCAGGATATTTATCATGGGGAAGATTTTTAAACATTTTCTTGACCTTTACAAACAAACTTTTGCTTACACTATTATGATGAGTCATAATCATGTAACTGGTGTCTGGCTTTGTGATAGCCGAATAGAGCATATATCCAAGGGATAGCGTGGTAAAGCCAATCTGGCGTCCCTTGAGGATCGCATTGTACTTTTTCATTGTGCTTATGTACTCGGATTGCTCTTTATTCAAAACGAATGGAACCAAATCACCATTATTATCAATAATCTTAATAAAGTTCTTCGCAAATAGTTCAAATGAACCCATTACCTTTTCAAGTTTTTGTTTTTTAGTTAATGCAGCCATCGTTTCAACTCCTCAGACAAACAAAAAAGGCAGCCGATTACTCGACTACCCATCTTTAACTATGTAATACCTATTGAGATTTCTTCAAATGATTTTCATGACGCTCTTTAAGTTCCAAACTATAAATTGTTGTGCTTTTGCGCCAACTAAGCAAGGTTTCACCACAAACATGACAATCTTCTGAATCTGTATCTCTCACTGGGATATGATGCGAATTTACCCAATACCTTGAACCACATTTTGGACAAACTCTATCTGCCACGGCTCATCACCTCGACAACATCATACCAAATACTGGATATGACTGGAATACCTTTTTTAAAAATTCCATCATAACTCTAAATCGTCATCTTCTTCCTCTTGTTCAATACTATTCCCGAATGCCTTTAACGCTTGTTGCTTATGATGTTCAATCTCTTTTTGAAGTGTAAGCAATAATTTGACTGATTTCTCATCACCTTTGATTGCTTTATCCCTTACTGCTTCGTACATGTCAATTAAATCCTGTGCGGTCTTTGTTGCCAAAACCATGCTAGCAATATGCTTAAACTCGTCTGTACGTTCCCATTTGTTAAAACTGTTCATCGTCTTTTTATTGACCGTCTTTAAAAATTGTTCCTCGGTCATAGTTTTATCCGTATCAAACCAAAGATTGAACTTGTATTTGACATATTGCGATTTTGACAACGGCAACTTGGCAATAACATCATAGATATTCATTACTGCACCGCCTTTAGTTGACGCTGCTCTCGCTCTTCATAACGCTCTATCAATGCGTCCAAACGTCCATTAATCTCTTTCATATCCACGTTCATAATCTGCTGCTCATCAATCACGATCCTCATTTTTTCGGCTAGGTTCTGTAGACGGATATTGTTTTCTTTCAATTCAACATTGATTTGCTTCATTTGTTCTAATGCTTGATTGATTTCAGTTTTCATATGATAAACCCTCCAGTTTTATTGTTTAATCCTGTAGAATTCCAAGTAATCCAATGCGTTATAAAATTAGTGTGTACGATATCACTAACAATAAGTATTATTATTATTTTGTAGCGTAGCGTAGGGTAATAAACTTTTAGCAATCCCATTTATATTTATATAATTATCCAACCTTAACCAATTGCTCAAATTGTCTACGTGGTAATACCTTTTTCAATTGACTATCATCATAGAAATATTGGAGTACACTTGAAAATGGAATAATTTCACTCATTGACATTTGATTAGCACTATCATTTTCAGATACCATTTTCAATGTCATTCGATATTGATTCGGCTTATGCTTATCACCTGCTACTTTTTGGTCACGTTTAACAATTTCAATTACTCCAAGTTCTGCAAGTTTATTTATTTGACGTTGAAGTGCTTGATCATATAAACCTGTTGCTTGGTGCATCTGCTCAAAGGTCATAAAAAATACGCCTTCCTCATTTGAGTGGCGTTTACTATGAATCAGCAAGGCATATGCAAGTAATTTTTGATTCTTCTCTGGGCAGTTCTGTATGATTGAATCAATTTCCTCAAATGTAACCGTCAAATCTCTTTTTATTGATGATAACTGGTAGTCATTTTGATATGTATATCTGACCACATTATCAATATCCTTGAAGCAATCCTTCAATGGGGTTGTATACGTATTAGTGTCCTGCTTCTGCATCCAGTCATATAGAATCTGTTTACATTCTTCTGGTTCAAGTCCTGAGTATTTTAGATATGATGCAAGCAATACAGTAACCTTGTTTCGGCTGCGCTTCACCTTCAAACCATTTTGTAAATAGTCAATAGCTATACTTGCAGTTGATTCTTCTGATTGTTCATATTGTGGTAATGGCTTATGTTGAGCAATAGCATCCTCTGTTTTGATAAATATATCCCTATCAATGTTATCCTTTGGGCGTTCATTAAGAATATCCAATATAACAGATGATTGGACTTTCTTAATGGACATAAGATATTTTTCGCTTTGCTTTCTGGTCATTACTTTCAATCCATTTTCAACTAAGCAAAAACCACAATACTTCTTTGACTTCTGATGTTTGCCAAGTGGCAATTTAATGCCTTGTTTATCTGTTGGTCGATATTCGACTTTATTACCATCGTCAAAGTATTGGCGTATATCTGATTCATCGAGTACATGATTAAAGAATTTCTTTGCCTGTTCAATTGCAATTAAATCATCAAAGAATAGGTCAATATGATACCCTTTGTTACCGCTGAAACTTATGTAATAGTCATTAATTCCAAGATCATCAAATGTCTTTGCAATTTTATAAGTAATCCACTTTGCCATTTGCTTGTCATGATAATCCACGTCAAAGGTAATAAACTTGGTCTTGAATACTCCACCAAATGTTCCTAAGGTAAAATCGCCATTTAGATGTTTTTCCATGTGCCAATCAGTTAACAGTTTTGTTCTCTTACCATTCCTGGCTTCTCCTGCTTGGCATGTAATGTATTGTTTTGGATATTGAATCAAGTATTTCTTGCGTTGGATTATGTATAAATCGTTTAACTGTTTAATTGTATCCGTCAATGTCTCATCTCCCAATCGTTTTATTGAAACGTGAAAAACGCAGCTAACTGCTACGCTTGTTTTTGCTGCTGTTTAAGTTGTCTATACTCGGTTAATGCCTTGGATAATTCTTCTGTTTGTTCAAATAGCCAAAAACGCGAACCATTTCTCGGCTGAATGGCTTCTGTAATGAAGGAAATCCCTTTGATGTGTTTCAAATAGCTTGCTACTGAACCGTTGTAGCAGAAAAAGTAATCTTTCATTTTTGAATCCTCCTGTAAAATAATGAAGGGACGTACCGTAGCACATCCCCATTGAAAAAACTATTAAATTAACTTCTCAGTAAATGACACATGATCTTGTGATGTCAAAGCAAATGAAAATATCTTATCCATGTCATACGTCTTTTTACCAACGATATCTTCACCTTTGCGCTTATATGCTCTAACATGTTGAAATTCATCCTTAGGCAAAGATATATCGAAGTCAAAAAAACCTTGCAGCTCGGCAAGGTTAATGTTGGTTTGAAGCTTTCCATTTCCATTGATTCTAATTTTCCCATGCAGATTATACGCATAGATGACTTTATACATCTCATCCATAGTATGACGATTAAGTACGTCAATTAATTCTTCAAAACCTAGTTCTCTCAGATAATGATTATGTATGTAATTGAATCGTTTACTATAATGGCCTTTAAAAGCAACATCCACCGCAAGTAATATTGCTTTACCACGGTCTGATTGTGGAAGCGGTATGTCATAGTAAGACCAAATTTGAAGTAATGTTGAACCAGCATATTTATTACCATACTGTCCCCGATGATTCTTTTTAATGTTATTGATGTTTGCTGATTGCGGATTAAAGTAGTCGCTTGCGTGCATCATTGTTAAATGATTATCCCAACATTTGTGTTTGACCAATGCCATATCTACGCCTATTGGCTCTTTACAATTGGTTAAATTGATGCCAAACATATCGTGAAAATCATAAAACCAATTGATATTGTATCCTTTGATAGCTTTAAGCAGGGAACATCCTAGCAAGGTATCAATATCGTCACCTAGGACGGTATCAAACTTCCCAAACTCTTGATCAGCACACCAAATTGGATACTTCTGTTTTAATTCTTGTTTCATATGCGACTATGCCGATTAAACATAGACGCTTCCTACTAATATTATTGCTGTGCTTCCTCCCTAGACATTCAGCATAGGGAGAAAGCGTTATGTTGTGTCGTGCATATTACACCTCCATTAATCTGATTTGTATATCTCTATAAATTGTTTGTATTTGTCTAATTTATATTTTGAAATCTCACATGTGTTACATTCCCAACGGCTTAATAAACTGATTGAGCAGCCAATATATTTGGCAATCTGAATCAATCGGATGCGTTTCTGTTTACGTTTGAGCATCCATTGTTCTCTTTCTGTCATGTTAATCATTTCCTCCCAAAAATGATTTGAAAAGAGGATAGAGCGATTAAGCCCTATCCCCATCTATGTATCTATGAAATTATGCTTTAAGTGTGTAAACGGCAACTGCTTTCTTAGAAGCAACTTTCAAAGTGCTTTCTGCAACAACATGACCACGTACACTATCGCCCACTTTAGCGAGTGGTTCAAAGGCGGCTTCTCGAAGGGATGCAAGGGACAGATAATTTGGATCGAATACAGTCAGTTTGTCGGCACTTGCATGACGAGAAAGAATCAGATTCAAGTTACCATAGTTTGTACGGATTGTATCAACGATCAGACCAAATACATTTTGTTGGGCAATATATGAGTATTTGTCTTTGTACAATGCATCAATCTGTTCTTTCATATCAGCATTGACCAATCCAAAGTATTCACCAGTTGGCAGACCTTGATCCCATAATTTTTTCATGATGGCTTTGACTTCTGCTTCTGTAATTACTTTAGAAGTAGCGCCAGTAATCAGGTTAGCAGGATCAGCCCAACCTTCAAGACCTTGCATTTTCCGAACGAATGGAGTAGCGGAACCGTCATTTTTCACACCTTTTGTAACGGCTTTCTCCATGTTGACTTTAAGTTCAATCAGACGGTCAACAACCTCGGCAGAGAAAATATTACCTTGACCAGTTACGGAAATAGCGTTTGCTGTACCAGAAATGCTAACACCTTTTTCAAAAATCTCCAATACGTTTGACAGTTCAGCACGTCCTGATTGATAGAAGGTTACATTCTCGTTTCCTTCTGGAACACTGATGTCGGCAGATTGATCAAGTGTGCGCTCTCTCCAAGTATGTACCGTTCCGTTTGCCTTCTCTGTGCGTCCTTTGGACATGAGCAAGGAAACGAGCGGTGTATCTTGTACACCAATCTTGGTGATTTCCTTCGCCAAGCTAATAGATTCAGTTGCAGTAAGATTATTGGATTTTTGCATTATAAAATTCCTCCTAGTAATTTGATTTCAGAAAATAAAAAAAAGCCACTCATTTGAATGACTACTTGAATAAATTTGCTAATTTAGTTTCGATCATTCCGACAACATTTCCGCTTTTCTCATGCTGGCTGTATTTGTCGGTAGATTTATGATCACTTGGCTTATATGAGTTATCGATTTTCATATTGTTAATGATTTGCTTAAACTTCTGAATCTTAGCATTAAGCTCATCGCTATCCTTGGCATTAAAAAAATCGGCAAATGCGTCAAGCCCTTCTGTTTTAAGCGTCAGATTGATTTCCTTTTGCCATAAGTCGGCTTGCTTTTGTTCAAGTGCTTTCTCAGCATCTGATTTCTCTGCTGGCTTATATTGAAGTAATTCCTGTTGTAACGGACTCAATACATCTGATTCCCATTTCGTTTTTTCTTGTTGCAATAGTTCATCAACCTGTACAGACGTGAAAGTTTGATTCTCTTCCATTCAAACATCTCCTTATGTTTTCGTTAATGCTGTTACTTGTTTTTCTAATCCTTCAATTGCTTGAACAATTCTGTCCTGTGCCTGGTTCTGTTTGTCGATTTGTTCAAGTAACCTTGTTTCCCTATGCTTGGACTCTTTACGAGTATCTAGGAAGAGCCAGACGAATAAGACCGCAAATATGCCTTGAGAAACAAGCATTTCAATAGGTAGACCATTTACATCCAATTTAATCACCTCCTTTCATTGTTAAAAAATTTTAAGATCATAGCAAAATAAAAAGAGAAAGATCAGAAATGACCTTTCTTTAGATAAAATCATAATTTGATTGGGTTATGTAATTGAAAATTTACAGGGACTGTTAGTATAATACCCATCTACTTATATATACTGTTTACTGTCCGAAATTCCTTTAACCTTTTATTATACTCAAATAATTCCCTTTTGCAAATCATACTTCATATATTTATAAACCGATTTTTTGGCTTGAGTTATGTAATTCACAAGAGATTTATATATGTTTTTCGCCATCTTATCTTTATGGGCGATTGAATTGTGGTCAATCTGATTAATTAAAATATTATGTATGAGTGCAAAATCTTTCTTCATATAATCGGATAAAACCGTGAAAATAGATTCTTCTGTTTCAAGCTTATTCATATGTAATTGATGAACATTTACTTTTTCATCGTTATGTTCCTGTTGCAATTCATCAATCGTAAATTGCCACATATCAGCTTGTTTACCACCATACTTTTGAATAACGTACCACTTTTCTAAAAATTCGATGATCTTTCGCTCAAGAGCAGTAAAACGAATCTCTTGATAGTTATAAAAGTTATCCATTTCTCTCTGGATTATTCCTTTTAGCTGATTGTAATGATCTGCGTATGTTGATTTTGGTATTCCTATTACTTTTGCAATTTCCCTGTACGAGGTTGCATCCATTGGTTGATCCTTTTCATATTCGGAAATCAACTTCTCGTAAAGATTTAATAATTTTGGCTTATCTCTTAGAAGTTCTTTGACATTTACTACTTCAAGAAAATCGCGAATATGATTCTTTCCAAAACCTTCTGACCAGTCGATAACTGATTTTAGATCGAAATACCAATATTCTTCATCTTCTTTATAATTCTCGTGTTCTTCATGTATGAAGCCGTCAAGTAAAATAACTTCTCTTTGGCCTTGTTTGTCAAATGTCAATTCTTCATCTGGAATATTTAAATCTGTTTTATATTGTCCATCCAATTTAAACCAGAGGTCGTATAGATCATACTGAACACTGTTCTTCACGTATTGGAGTAATGCGCCATTACTATATTCGCTTCCATCGCCTTTGTGCAGCTTTACTTCATTTAGTGCTTTAATAAAAAATTCTACATAATATTGTTCACTATCAGTTCGACTCCATTCATCGTTGCAGTAATACTCTCTCTTAAAATTCATGTAACGGTTCATCATAATTCTAAAATGATGGTTGATAACAGCATCCCTAAATCCTTTGACTGCTCTATATTGATGAATTTGTCGGCTTTTACGCCATTCATACTTAATTAATTGATCCAGTACATTCACATCACCATTTTTGTACGCAACAACATAATCTTTGAAAATTGCCAAACAACATACCTCCAATTAGTTTTATTGTTTCTCATGTTTTTCTCAAACTTCTTCATTCTTTATCACCCTGTTTAACGTATTTGCCGTACATATGGCCTGATTAACAAAGATGCTTCTTAACGAGGGTTAACTTTTAAAATAAATGTTGACTTTGATCAGGAATTGCTTATAATTTAGTTATAGGTAATTTGATATTATGGGATAATTTTAAGCACCTCCACTTTTGTGACTCAATATGAATATATCATGACTACCATTTCTTTGTAAAGAGGTTTTTTGTGCTGAAAAAATAATTAATACTTATTGTGTGTAATATCGTACAACGCCAACAAAGGCGTTTTTATTTTTGTATATAAGTATTGAAATAGAAATGGAGCTTTGCTGATCAGTGCAATAATATTTGTAATAACTCTATTGATTTGCTAGAAAAAAGAAGCGGATTGACCGCTCCTTATGAATTGACTAAGCAATTGCAATCAATGGCTTTGTGTACCATTCAATCTCAATGTTATGTGTCTTCATCGTGATTGGTGTTCCATCTGGATTCTCAAGATAAATGTCATCATGAATACTCAGATCGTTCAGGAGATAATATGCAGACCATTCCAGTTCCCAAGTTTCACATTCAAAATCGTGTGTCACATAGAACTGCACAGTCGCAAATGTTTCGTTTTCGATTTCCCAATCGGGTTCCCATTGGACTGACGAACCAATTACACTAAATGTAATTAACTCACGGTCACATCTGAGGATGGAGATATTAGTCATTCCCTTGATTGCTTGTTCAACGTTTTGCTCTTGTCCAGTTGCAAGTGAAATGGAAAACTCTAGCGTGGCGTATGCAGTGTTTTTGGTCATAATTAGATCCTCCCTAAGTTTCATTTATTGGTTTAATGAAGATTTCACGTTGTTGGCGTAACTGCTCGATTTCCTTCATGATTGCTTGGCGGCGTTCACTTGTCGTTGTCTTGTCCGAGAACTCCTTCGCCAATGAAATATGTTGTAACATAATAGATTCCAATTCAGCATGTAAAGTGTCATCTTGCCAAAGTTGTAAAGCCAAGGACATCACTTCACCCCCTTTGTCTTTCGAGCCGTAAAGTAAAGAATGTGAAGCGAGTTTAGATCAGGTTTGACTGGTACACGATGATTGGAATAGCGAATATACAGTCCTTGACTGTCTTCGTGCAATACTCGCCAGTAGAATCGGAAATCCATCAACACTTTTACTTTTTTGCCGATGAGTAATTGGAGATCGGATTGTTGGAGTGGTGTCATGTGCTTGTCCACTCTCATATTTCAATATTATTAAGTGGGTTGAATTTATCATTCTGCTCCTTGAGTGCAGTACCCCAAATAGCCAAATAACGTTGTGTCATGGCAATGTTACTATGTCGAAGCATCTTTTGCAGGGTAAATATATCGCAACCATTCATTAGCATTCTGTGGGCGAACGTATGTCGGAAGGTGTGAGCAGATAGGCGTACATCCTGAAAGTTCATCACTGTTTTCAACCGCTTGAAGACGCATTTCACACTGTTATCTGTCAATTGATTTCCATCAATGTCAGTGAAAACAAAATCAGGTATTTCCCCAAATGTCTTCTCACAAAACACTCTGTATTCACAAAGTTCCTTGATTAGTTTATCCGTTATTGGAATAGAACTTTGCTGGCGTTTCTTTCCGAATACGGTTACTGTGCCATTTTTAATATCAACTTCATTCCATTTAAGATTGACCATCTCCCCCAAGCGAACGCCTGTTGCAAGGAGAAAAACGATCATGGTGTAGTCACGATAAGCAAAGAAGGATTTTTCCTTTTGCTTAATACGCTGGTAGTAGCCCAACATCTTTTTAATGTGGCTATCTTGAAAGACCTCAATTTTTATGTCCTCTTTACCGTAACCAATTCTCTTTGAAGGATTTTGCTTTGAATTGATGATTTCATTCTCTTCAAGATAGTTAAAGAAAATTTTTAGGACGTGAAGTTTGCTGTTTCGTGTGGTTACATTGTTGTTCCGCTCTTTGTGACAATACATCAGATAGTTTTTGACTACACTGGCTGTCACGTCATTCACATCAATAATTTCGTCATTGGAGCAGAAGGATTGAAACTCATTAAGGGCTGACATGTAGGATTCGATGGTTTTAGGGGATAAGTTTTTGTACTCACGATCATCCTTGAAATCTTTAATGGCAAACTTGAGTAACAC